GAAGAAGTCGCAGGCACGGTATAGGAGATACATAGATGGCTATTCTAGGAGTAGACGATTTTAAAGCCAAGTTGAGAGGTGGCGGTGCTAGACCAAATCTGTTCAAAGCAACGATCAACTTCCCAGCATATGCAGGCGGAGATGTAGAAACAACATCATTCCTCTGCGAGGCAGCACAGCTACCTGGTTCAACAATCACACCGATTGTTGTTCCGTTCAGAGGTAGACAATTAAAAATGGCTGGAGACCGTACATTCGACACATGGTCCCCAACAATCATAAACGATACGGATTTTGTAATTCGTGATTCAATGGAACGTTGGATGAATGGTATGAATGCACATAGTGCTAATACTGGTTTAACTAACGTTGTTGATTACGAAGCTGATCTTATTGTAGAGCAACTTGATAAAGATGGTTCTATTATTAAGACATATAACTTCCGCGGGTGTTTCCCAACAGCTGTATCACCAATCGATCTGAGCTATGCTTCAGAGAGTGAGATTGAACGATTCACTGTTGAGTTCCAAGTACAGTACTGGGAAGCAAATACCACATCGTAAGACCACTATAAATAGATAGAGGGACTAGAAATGGTCCCTCTTACTCTAATTAGGAATTAACATGGCTGAAGACAGTATTAAATTATTTGGCTTTGAGATTAAACGGGCCCGTAATAAACAGCAGGAGAAGTTACAATCTATTGTACCTCCAGTTGACGAAGATGGTGCAGGTTATGTCACGGCTGCAGGTGCACATTATGGCACCTATGTAGATTTAGACGGTGAAAAGTCTAAAGACGAAAAACAACTTATTAGACAGTATCGCTCTGTATCTCATCACCCTGAGGTAGATGCTGCTGTTGAAGATATTACTAACGAAGCTATCTCTTCTACATTCGAAGAAGCTTCTGTTAAATTAAATTTAGATAATGTAGATGGTCTTAGTGATCAAATAAAGAAAGCAATGGAAGAAGAGTTTACTAACGTGCTCTCAATGCTTAACTTTAGAGATATGGGACATGATTTGTTTAAACGTTGGTACATTGACGGACGTATGTTCCATCACTTAGTACTAGACGAGAATAATCTTAAAGCAGGTATTCAAGAGATTAGACCTATTGATGCTGCAAAGATTAAAAAGGTTAAACAAGTTAAGAAGAAGAAAGATCCTGAGACAGGTGCTACTCTTATTGAGAGTGTAGATGAGTTCTATATCTATCAAGAGAAAGCTGGTTCAACTAATCAAGGTATTAAGATTACTCCTGATTCTGTTTCTTATGTTACATCTGGTTTATTAGATGAAGCACGTAAGAAGGTTGTATCACATCTTCATAAAGCTCTAAAACCAATCAACCAATTACGTATGATGGAAGACTCGTTAGTTATTTACAGACTAGCCAGAGCTCCTGAGCGTCGTATATTCTATATTGATGTAGGTAATCTACCTAAAGGTAAATCAGAAGAGTATATGAAGAACATCATGACTAAGTACCGTAACAAGTTAGTATATGATGCTAACACAGGTGCTATTAGAGATGATCGTAAGCATATGTCTATGCTAGAAGACTTCTGGCTTCCTAGACGTGAAGGTGGTAGAGGTACAGAGATATCTACATTACCTGGCGGAGAGAATCTAGGTCAGATTGATGATATCGTATACTTCCAGAAACGCCTATATAGATCATTGAATGTACCTATCAATAGACTTGAGCAAGAGTCTCAATTCTCGTTAGGTAGATCAACAGAGATCACAAGAGACGAACTTAAGTTTCAGAAGTTTATTGATAGACTAAGAGCTCGTTTTGATAATCTATTCTATAATATTGTTAAGAAGCAATTAATTCTTAAGGGTATTATTACAGAAGAAGATTGGAATAACTGGAAAGAAGATATTTCTGTAGAGTATGTACGTGATAGTCACTTTACAGAACTAAAAGAAGCAGAACTTTTAAGAGAGAGATTACAAACTCTTGATATGATGCAACAGTATGTTGGAGAGTTCTTCTCTAAAGAATATGTCATGAAGAAAGTCTTATTTATGGATGACTCTCAAATGGACGATATGAAGAAGCAGATAGCAGATGAAGTATCATCTGGTGAAATTGAAACGGAAGAGGAAGAATAAAATGGTAGAAGTATCAGATTTTATTGACCAAGTATTAGACCAGGACTTCGCATCAGCGGCTCCTACATTTAAAGATATCATGGGTGATGTAATGAACCAATCTCTAGAACAAGAGAAGGTTAAGATTGCTGATCAGATGTTTAATGGTATCGGAGATGAAGCACAAACAGAACCTGATGTATATGAGTTAGACTTAGATGCAGATGATGAGATAGAAGATGAGTCAGAAGAAGAGCTTGATGCTGGTGCTGAAGAAGCATTAGACATGGAAGATGACGATGAAGATCTCGAATAATATTTTATTATAAATAAACTATAAATATAATAGGCCTGTTGGAATGAGAACGTTTAGACAACTTAGAGAAAAGCTGAATAGACAACCTTCAGGACAGATGGTTTTTAATAAGAAGATAGACAGAATTCCTGTTAAGATACATAAAGAGTCATCAGGGTTTGTAGTTTATTTAGATGGTGATAGACTAGACAGTTATAAGACTCAGCGTGAAGCTGAAAAGATGGCTAAACAGTTTGTTAAAACATATAAAGGTTAGAAATGGCATTCGTA